GTAAGCGATACAACAACTACGACCCGGTCGTCTACGCAAACGCAGTCAAGGACTATGACTGGCGGTTCGCTAAGGGGCTGAACGTTTACGTTGTGTGGCACTCCCTCATCGATGGCTTTGACCGGCACATGAAGGCGCTCTGCAAGGTTGTCAAGCAGCCCGTCGAGTACTACCACGTCGACCGCGGCGCTGGTGGTTCACTTTGGCTTCTCCCAAGGGCTGACGATGTTGAGGCGGTGTGCCAGAAAAAGATGGACTTCAAGCGCATGCGGTGGGAACTTGATGACATGCCGTGGTTGAAGTTTCAGAACGAGGATATGGTTCGTTTTCTTAAGGAGGCTACTCGTGAAACTAGTGCCGAATTCTATTGACTTCAAACAATACTATTTGGAGTCAGAAGGAACCGAAAAGGTAGTGTCCGCATCGACTTTTGTAGACCGTGTCATTGATCGGCTCTACGGCGAGACAGCAAACAACAGCCCCGTTACCCCGTGGTCAAAACTTGGCGACAGTTATCAGATGCGCCCAGGCGAGGTGACGTTGTGGGCTGGCATCAACGGGCACGGGAAGACGCTGGTCAGCAGTCACGTTGCGCTTCATCTGCTGGTGCAAAACGAAAAGGTTTGCATTGCGTCCTTTGAGATGAAGGGCGAGGCAACGATGGCGCGCATGGTAAAGCAATCGTCTGGCACAGGCTCACCGCCTGTTGACTACATCAAGCGGTTCCACGCGTGGACTGACAACCTGCTCTGGATCTACGACCAGCAAGGTGTATGCGACTCGCAAACACTGCGCGGCGTGATGCTCTACGCGAGTCGCGAACTAGGTGTAACTCACTTCTTTGTTGATTCGATGATGAAGGTGATCAAGGGTGAAGACGACTACAACGGACAGAAAGATTTCGTCAATGAGGTCTGCGCTATTGCGCAAGACACTGGCATGCACATCCACCTGATTGCTCACGTCAAGAAAAAAGACGACGAGTTGACGGTGCCAAACAAGTTTGACGTGAAGGGTTCGTCGTCGATCACCGACCTTGTCGACAACGTCTGCATTGTTTGGCGCAACCGAGTCAAAGAGAAGACGTTGTCTGACCCGAAGGCAAAACCGGAGGTTTTCGAAGAAGCCATGAAGTTGTGCGATGCCGTTCTCTGCTGGACAAAGCAACGCCATTACGACTGGGAGGGGAAGTTGAATCTCTGGCTTGCGAATGGTCCGCAAAGTTTTACGGACGCTTACCTAAGCAGACCTTACACCTGGGTGCCGCCGGAAATTTCGTGGCGTTCACCTGCATTGATTGTTACTGACCAAGGAGATGGGGATGAAGTTCACACCGGAGGACGTGGAGAAGTTGAGGGCGGCGCGGGAACAGCACCCGGAATTCGCGTCGATGATCGACAAGATCAGGGCGGAGTTTCCGGGGTCAAAGATCACGTATCTCAAGATTGGTGATCTTGAGTACGGGGAAAAGCCAGACCCGTCTAACTTGGTGGTTCCGATCATTCAAACGCCGTCGCGAACAGCGGCAACAGCGAGACCAACAGCGCGAACAGCAAAGACTGTTGGTGAAAAGCGCAGATCAAATACGAGGTACAAAGAATGATTGCGATGACAAGTAGATCACTTACCGCCGCGTTCCTGCTGTTCTTGATGATCGTCGCAACGGTCATTGCCTACACCGGCTACGCATACGCCACATCGTTTCGAGATGGTTACTCGCAGGGTTACCGCGATGGGTACAAGGGAGCCCTGTACGCACGACCGCCGTCTGACGACCTTGAACTTGTGTGCGCAGGTCTTTGGATGGGAGAACAAAGCAAAATTTACGAAGGACGCGAAGCACTCGAAAGGGAGAAGAAAAAATGGAAATAAAAAACGCGATCGCCTTTGAGGGCGAGGTCATGCTCTTGCAGTGGGCAGAGAGTAGCACCAGGGGGAGGACGGTAACGTTCTTGCTCGACAACGAGAGCGAGTCGCACCCGTTCCGAGACTTCACGATCAGGTCGGGCAAGCGAGCCGGTCAGAGATTCATGTGCGCCCTGGTGCAGATTGGCGATGATGAACAGCCGGTCGAACAGCAACAGCGGTATTCACAGTTGGCTTTCCTGTTGTGCAAGGACCCAGCGTTCTGGTATTGGGCAAGCGAGCGGTCGTTTGATCGCGTCAACAGCGAAGAGACAGCGAGGGGGTGGATGTTGTCGCTGTTGGGATTGAGCAGTCGCTCGGAGATCGATCACTCGGATGAGAACCGGGCTCGGTTCGACATGCTCATCAAGATACCGTTCAACGCGTACCGCCATGAATTACAGGCGCCGGTATGACCTACCGCAACGACAAGATCCTACAAGCGGCGCGCTTTGCGCCCCACTGCATGTCGTGCATGAAGAACAACGACGGAACAGTTGTTGCTGCACACAGCAATCAACAGCGGGACAACAAGGGCACCGGACACAAAGCCTCGGACTATCGCGTTGCCTACATCTGCCAGAAGTGTCATGAAACATTGGACCAGGGCATGCACCTCGACAAGCAGTCGCGCATTGATGTTTGGGAACTTGCGCATCGACGAACAGTTGGTTGGCTGTTCGAGTCCGGCGCACTGGCTGTTGATCTAAAGGCGATCACCCAATGATGGGGCAACTGTTCATCTGCAAGCGGTGCATGAAAAGCAAGTCGGTCAGCGGAACCAAGTTGAAGTACTTGCCGCTCACCGGACGCAGTCGTGTGTGTAAAGACTGTGCCGCGGAGATGGTTCGTATCGCTGACGCAACAACCGAAAGGATTATCGATGAGTCGATTACAAAGAGACAGGGGCGCAACAACGGAGCGCGAAATAGCCAACTACCTAAGCGAACAGTTGGGAACAGTAGTGAAGCGCAAGTTGGGTCAAGCCAGGGACTCGGGCGAAGACATATCGATCCCCCCGTTCAGGATCGAGGTGAAGCGACGCCGGGGGTTCGTAGGATTGTCGTTCCTGACACAGGCGGAGACTGGAGCAGAGCCTGGGGAGATCCCAATGGTGATCGTTCGCGTTGATGGCGACATGCGACCAGTTGTTTTGGTCCGCCTCGAAGAGTTTGTGAAGTTGATGCGAGAGGAGTTGCATGACAAGTAATGAACGGATTGGAGCCGCTCTCAACAGCGGGAACTTGCGCAACGACGAGGTTCATTTTGATGCGGACTTGGTAGCGGCGCTTGCGTTTGCGTCACGACTCGGGGTGAAGTTGCAACACGTAGCCTCGGGCGGTTACGTCAGCGACCTGAACCCAGCGATTGCGGAGTTGTCCCGTGTTCTTAAGAAGGCATGCGGACGAAAGAGGTTGGGGTTGAGTTACGACCACGCGCAGTTGGCGGCGACCCAGGCTTTGCGAGAGTGGCTGATCAGGATCTGCCGTTCATGCAATGGGTCGGGAGAGAGGCTGATCGACTACTCCGGAACGTGGAAGCCGATGCGCAAGGGACAGTGCAACCACTGCAACGGGACCGGGATATTCATCCCGACGTGGCGGTGGCGCAAAGAGGTGATGCGCCTGGGTGCCAATGCATCCCAGGACTGGTGGGACAAGCGAATCGAACTGGCGAAAGAGATCGCCGAAGACGCGTACCGATCCGCAAGAAGGAAGGTTGATATGCAAATGAGCGAGGGGCTTTGATATATCGGGGTTTTCCCTAATAACTATTTTCGCCCAACAGTTGTTGTGTAAACCAAACTAGTGTAAAGTCCTTGGCATAGGTGCAAGACAACTATAACTACCTGCGCGCCGGTCTAAGGGACAAGTGTCCTCTAAATTTCTGGATCACCAGAAATAAATTCATTCAACAATATCAACCGGCAATACCGTTCGACAGGACGTCTCGGTAAGGACACGTACGTCGTGCCCTTACCCAGTCGACCTGACGGTCACTGGGGGCAGGAAGCAACCTTAAGCCGGGGGAACCTCACCCCCGGCATTTTTTACTCCTCGCTTTTCGGGCGCCAAGCCAAGTTCCAGAGCGTGTTAACACCAACGGCAATGACCCGCTCCAGGTGAGCCCGATAACGTTCAGCCTTGCCACGATCCCAGCCCGAGTTGGGCAGGTCGGCGAGGTTGACAATGGCGTCAACGACTTTGATTTTGATAGCCGCAGGGCTCATGTTCGGGATTGCCGCAATGATCGCGGCTCTCCTGTTCGGGACGCCAGCCGGGAACGTAACCTCGCTGACGGTCAGTGCGACCCAGATCCCAAACTTGTGAGCCAAGTACTCGCGGTCAACCCCGCAGTCCTCAATAACGTCATGGAGAACAGCGGCAACAACTGTATTCGCTGGCTCACCAAGGACGCGCAGGATGTTGGCGACAGCAATGGGGTGGTTGATGTAGGGGGTGACGCCGTCAGCCCTGAACATACCATCATGCGCCGCGGTTGCGAACCTAATTGCCCGATCAATCAAGACGTCACTGGTGTCGGCATTTTCGAGTTCAACTTTTTTCCACATACGATCCTTTCTGGGGGGCGAACCCCCCTGTTATCACGCAACCCTGCGGGAGTCGCGCCGTGCTAACTGGTCGGCGACAGACTTGAGGCAGGTTTTGTGTAGGTCGGAAAGAAACCCGCTCACCACAGAACCCAGGGCGTAAGCCCGTTTGAAGTGGTGTTCGGAGATACCGATACCAAAACCGATCACGTCGACGCCGTACAAGTCGTAAGCAGACTTGGTCAACTCAGCCATCGAACCGATCTCGCCGCAACCGTCAGTGATGACGATGACCAACTTGCGCTGGGCGCTGTGCGTCGACAACTGTTCGGCGACTGTGCGAATTGCCGAGTAATCGGGGGTACCGCCGTCCGCGGCGCGCTTCATGATGCTGAAGTACTGGGCGCTGTTGGCGCACTTGTCCTGCCAGCGCTTGGCAACGATCAGCGTAGCCGGTGCCGAGTGACGGGCGTTGGTGCCGTCAACCCATTCGCCGCCAATGGTGTGGCCGCCGTCATGGTACGAGGCGTACTTGGTGGTGAAGCCAAGAACCTCGACCTCGCAACCGGCAGATTCAGCCGCCTCGGCAATGGTCCAGCCAAGGTCAACCGACTCCTTGATCGGCTCGCCTTTCATGCTACCGGACATGTCGATGACCACTGACACAGCGGTGTTGATGCCCTCGCTAACCCAGCGGCGCTTGAACACCGACTCGCTGCCAGCCATCATGCGTGACGTGCGCTTGCCGTCGAACCGACCGCCAAGTGCGCCGCCGTCCCAGCCGCAACGCTCAGGTGCCTTGAGAATCCGGTACAACTGAGCCTTGAGAGCGGGAAGCGCAGACTTGTGGAACTTCCGGTAGTGGCGGCGCTGACCAGACTCGTCCAACGCAACAACCTTGGACCAGTTGCGGATCACAGACCGAGTGACCTTGCCCATGATCGGGAGGTCGACCGGAGCCTTGGTGCGCGCCAGGATGCTGGCGAACAGGTCGTCAACGTTTGGCTCGGCGGCAACAACGCGAGTTTCGTCGAACGTGTCCGACTCGTCGCTGAAAGGCTCGCTACCGTAAGGCTCGCTACCGTAACCGCCGGAGCCCTCGCCGCCCTCGTCCGAGTCGTCGTCAGACTGGTCAAACAAGACCGAGTCGTCGCGACCACTAACAACCTCCTCGGCGGCGTCCTCCATGTCAGCCCGGAGGTCGCTGGCGCTGACGCCGTCACTGTCCTCGTCGCCGTCCTCGTTGCTGTCCTCGTCGGACTCGCCGTCCCAGTCAAAACTGCTGTTGCCGCTGTTGCTGGCATCAGCGTCATCCTGGTCCTCGCCCTCGTCCTCCTCACCCCAGGCGGGAGCAGAGCCAGCGTCGTCCGCATCGGACTGCTGTTCCTGCTGTTCCTCGGCGCTTGGCGCGCCAGCAGGTTGGTGAACCGGCTCAGATGCCTTGAGGGCGTCGGGCTCAATTGCAAGCCAGCCATCCAGGAACTCACGCGCCAGGGCAAGAGCGCCCCAGGAGCCTTGGCGGTCAAGGGTTAGACCTTTGGCGCCCTCGCAAGCGGCGGCATACAGCGCGCGCTTGGGTTCAGGAATACGGGCAAGAAGCGTTTTGGCGTACCCATTGCCGTCACCAAGCGCGGCGCGGCAGACCAAAGCCAGAGCGAACGGCGCGGAGTTGATGTTGCTAGGGTTGAAGCCAGAGCCATCCGCCGTGGCAGTGAACTTGGACATGAGGCGCTTGAACGCGGAGCGGGAGCCCTTGGCATTGCCAGAGGCGATCACGGCGCGCTCAATACGGGCGTCCTCGATACCGTTCCACAAGTGGAAGACCAGGGGCTTTTGACCACCGGGCGCCTGATTGTCGGTGAACGCAATATGCCCAATTTCATGCAACGTGTAGGCACTGATCAGGTCAGCCTCGCGGCGCGAAACTAAGGCGTTGTCGGGCATCGCCGGGTAGTTGATGCCGTACGACGAGACCTTACCCTCGCTGTTGAGGCTCCAGTAGGCATAAGCCTTGTCGCCAACGAACTTGGCGCGCCCCCCTGCTCGGTTGTACATGGGAACACCCAACGCCGCCAACTGCTTGGCGGCATGGGTAGAGGCGGCGGCTTTAAGGCGCGCGCCCTGGACTCGGTTAGACATTGACAGTCTCCTCAGTGGATTGAACAGCAGGAACAACTGAACTGGCAGGAGTGATGCCTTCCAGGGCAAACCTGATGGCGTCGTCAGAAACGTTGGCGCGCCACAGTTGTTGCAACACCTCACGCGACTCGGGCGAGGCACGGTTGACCATGCACTGCTCAAACGCGAGCCGGTAAGGCACCCCGTCGGTCAACGCCTCGGCGAGGTAGAACAACTCGCGAAGGGTTGGGACGTGGTCCAACTGGGCTTGGTCGCCAGCCTCGCGGCAGACGCAAATGAACGACTCCAGAAGCGCCGCCAGGGACTCCTTACAGCCGGAGCGAGCGGTGATGACTTTGACCTCGGCGGCTGGCTCCAGGTATTTGAACTCAATCGTCCGGGCAAAGCGGTTAACAAACGCGACATTTTGCTCGCGAATGCCAACGTACATGCCGGTGTAGTCACCTCGACCGTTGGAGTTGTCGGCGGCAAAGAACACGACGCCAGGAGCCTTGCGAACGACCTCGCCAGTTTCCGGGACGGTCACAACGCCCTCGGGCTCAAGAGCGGCGTGAAGCGCCGACAGGTACTCGGGACGGGCAAAAGACACTTCGTCAAGCAGGATCACCGCACCAGGACGAACAAAACCGCGGAGAACGACGCCGCGCTGGTAGACGGTGGTGCCGTTTTTGACGCGCTCGCCGCCAATGAACTCGTACTTTTCAGCACTGGAGTCAAAGGAAACGCGGACAAAAGCGCGACCGAGACCGGCGCACAGGTTTTTGACGAACTCGGTTTTACCGGTACCGGCAGGACCTGCAAGCCAGACATTGCGACCGCGCTTGAGTGCGGTCACAGCGGAGAACAACTGTTCGCCGTCGAACTTGTAGATCGGGTCGAGGACCGGGGCGGCTGGGTCATTCCAGACGTCGACGGCTTCCTTGGCAAACTTGCCGCGGATGCCGAAAATCTCGCCCAGTGTTTTGGACGCGACGACCTGGACGTCAGGGACCGGATCGGCAACAACGGGAGCCGGAGCGGTAGCGGCGCCAGACCAGACGCCAGAGATCAGCGGGATGCCGAGAGCCTGGGCGGCGGACTGAACGTCCTCGACAGGCAGACTGGCAACCTGCGCCTCGTACTCCTGCTTGGTTTTGCGAGCGTAGTCGCCAGCAGAGCCGGTGCATCGCTTGACGATGTCGACCAACTGCGGCTTGGTCAGATGAGCGTATGACATGGTGATTCCTCCTGGTTAAGCGAAAAGGACGTCCAGGGACAGCCACAGGACGCAAAAGACATACAAGCCAAAGAGAGCGAAAAAGTATCCGACTACTACCAAA